AGATTCTTGGCGATCAACTTCTTCGCGTCGTTCGAGCGGTGAATAGCCGACATCGCTTTCGCGACCGCCGTCGCGGCGTTGCTAGCAGCAGGCGCGGCTTGATGGCGACTAGCCTCGCCCTTGCTAACAAGCTGCGCTGCAACCGACTTAGGAAACCGGCCGACTTCACCAGCATTTAAGCCTTTCGCGTTTCGAACCATAGTGACTAAGACTTTTTGTTCTGGGCCGATGTCAACGACTTCAGGCATTGACGCCATGTTCGCGCCAGTCCGTGACCCAGATCCTTTGTTAGTTACTGTCATTTCAATTCCTCCTTCACTTTAGATTTGGGCGGAATCTCGCGCTGAGCTTCGCCCGCCTTTACTGCCTCGTCTGCTGTCGCCTCATCGACCATCGCTGAGTCGCCAGCGTTCATGCCGTTCTTACAAGACTTAATATAAATAATTTTGACTTTCATTTGTAGCTCCAACTGCCTGTGACTAATCGGACGCTCGCCTCGCCAATCGTTGGCTTGATATGCGCGGCGTCATTATCGGGTAAAAATAAGGGGAAAGGATCTCCCCCTTATTCGGTTCTCACTTTAAGCGGCTGGGTACTCTGAAGCTCCGCCTAGAACGATAACGCCACCGACAACGCTTGTGTCGGTTCCGCTTGCGCTCATGTCTGGAAGCACTTGACATCGGATGTGGCGACGAGCGCCACGGATGTCAACGTCCAGTTCAGTCTGAAAGGCTTCAGCGGTAAAGCTTTCGCCGTCCGGAGCCAAGACGTTGGCGGCAGCTAATGCTGTCCCAAAGTCTGCCCAGGATGAACCGTCCGCACTGTCTTGAAAGTTAGCAGCGATACTCAGCGTCTCCCCGTCAGCGACAGTGCCATTTCCAACAACGATAAGCTTTCCGCTTTCATACAAACTGCCCAGCGCTTGCCGGTCAATTGTAGTGCCGTCGATCTCGGTATTGTCGCCCGTGCCGGCAGCAGTAACCGCCGTAATAAGTAACCCCTGTTTTACGAGAATTTCTTCTCCAATATCTCTTCCTTTCATACTCATGTACTCCGAATCATTGAGGGCTCAACGCCCCCTCAGATCATCTTTCTATTAAGCTGATGCGTAAGCCACAGTCGTCTTGACTGCGATAGACTCACGATGACGAACCACCATGTCGTGTCGAGCGATTGCCCGAATAACCAGAAGGTCGTTATCGAATGCAGAGACCGTTGCGCCTGCGCTGTCAACAAAGCTGGCAGAGTCAGAGATAGCAAAGTCAATCACCTTACGATCACCAATAATGACGTCAGCCATATCGACAAGGTAAAGCTCAGATCCGCCGCGAGTACCGCCGCCCAGGTTATCAGGAATGTTGTTGGTCACACCGACGCCCCAGCCATTCAGTTTGTCAAGAGCAAGCTCAGGACCGAATACCAGATTGTTGTTGCCGTCGACCAAGTTCCACTTCATGAAAGTGTTAGAGCGCATGGACATAATCCACTTAGGATTGATCATCCGGACATTCGCATCAGAGAGCGACGTGATCATTTCTGACAAGTCGGCCCGTACCTCGGCAAGTGTAGGATCTGTCCCGTCGTCAGCGCCATTCGATACCGTGACGTTCGCATCCGCAGCCCAATAGCGAAGACCTTTAGGACCAGAAGCAGTACCGAGACCGCGAAGGAAATTCGTGTCCTCGGTAGTCGCCATTGATGCCGTGATGTCGCCGATCACCAACTGATCTGTCGCGCCATCAGCGTCGTCTTGAAGCTCGTTCGAGATCGCGACAGTTGCTCGCAATTTCTTTACTCGCAGTACGAGCAATTCGAAACTCAAGTCGCTTGCCTGATCGGCCGTATTCTCACCGATATAAGACGACGTAGAGCCGCCCGAAATCCGTGGAATAGGCTTAGAGTCCGAAGTCATCGGCATGACGATGGGATCTAGAGACCGAAGCACGCTTTGCGTACGCAGCAACTCGATCAGCTCGCCAGCAGGATCACCCGTAACTCTGAAGCCGCCAGCGCTATTACCGCCCTCGACTAAAGTCTTTTTAGCAAGCTGAGCCAGCGCAGGTTCGTTTTCGCCCCACTTAGCTTTGGCCCACTCAGTAGCATCTTTGGCGTTGCCGCCGTTTAAGGCGAACGCACGTAATGCGCGAGCAGCGGTTAAACCCTTGACGCGATCAGCGCCACGCTCGACGATTACTGGCTGAGTGATACTAGCGATCTTCGCTGTGATCTGATCCTGGAGAGGAGCGATTGCCTTGGCAACCTCAGCTTCCATCAGCTCAGATAGACTAGCAAGAATGTCATCACCTTCCTTGGCATCTTTCTCGGAACCTTTCTCTTGGGCTTCTTCGATCAAAGCCTTGAGTCGGTCCATCGTTTTACTTTGTACGATCATAATTATCTTTCCTGTTTCAAATCGGGCTGCACACCCTAGTCGTTATCGTTAGGTAATCGGCCCGTGATCCTTTGAATACTCTTCGCCAGAGTCGCGCCAAACAACTTAACCATCTCAGCAGGGTCTACCCGATGCTGCGATTCTTTCAAAGATGCCGCGAATTCTTCAGTTGCCATCATCGCGACGTCCCGTTCTTTTGTGAGCTGATCGACTTTCTTGGTCAGCTCTTTTACCTCAATAGCCTTGCTCTGGGATTCGACCGTTTCGACCTCCAGCTCAACGATCATATCTTTGATCGAGGCGTCGTCCATCCTGGAGAACCCCTTAGCCGTCAGGAGTTCGCGCACAGCTTCGATCTCTTCCGGCTCGATCTTGCCTATAGCTTCCAGCTTCGCCTTGTATTCGTCAGTCAGATAAGGATTAGGCTTATTGTGTTCTGACAGCGCCTTGTCGATAGCGTCGATAGCGTCGGTCCCGATCTGTTCGACGAAGCCTTCAAGCGTCCACATCTTCTCGCTAGTCAGAGCATCTGCAATCGCCGTCATCGTTGGAGAGAGCTCGCCACGCGCTTTAATCCAGTCTGAGACCCTGAGATCCTCGGCGTCTTTGGCGGCCTTGCGAGCCTCGACCTGGGCGGTTCTTTCCTCTTCCTCGGTCGCCAGATGCTCAACCCACAAGTAATCAGGAACGTCTTCCGGAGCCTTGATCCGGTCGCCGTCATTACTCTCGCCCCAATCGGTTACGTTCCAGCTTTTTGTACGGCGGAACTCTTTAAGCCGTGGTTCCCATATATTGCGCTGGCGGATCTCTTTCTGTTTGTCTGGGTCGAACGCTGGAATCGATACCGCCGGCTTCTTATCGTCGGCGATCTTGAGCATGCGCTCGATAGACTTGCGGCTTGCGCCTACAGGCCGGTTGCCTTCCTGCCATTCCTCTAGCAAGTTTTCCGCCCAGGCTTTCATTGGAGCGACGTCGATGCCGCCCTTGGCTGCCAGCATTAGCGCCTCTGGATTAGCCGGAACAGGGACCGCTGAAAACTCTAGCATCTCCTGACTCAAGAACCTGATGCCGCCCTGCTCCTCAGACCAGACCCGCTCGTCAGGCATAAAGCCGACTGACACCGCGCTCATAAATCCGCCCTTGTACATCTGATACAGCATATTAGAAAACTGCATGATGTCGGGTCCCATGAACTCCGCGTCTGCAATCAGATTGTTATTCTCGACCCTTATATCGTTGCCTTTCGCTATCGGCACGCTGTGATGTTCGTGCGCCCAAAGCACGACAGGATTCTTTTTATAGTTCTCAAGGTCCCAGCCGTTTACGTTGATGGTGTCGTGGTCCCGATCCAGAGATCCGTTAGACACGATAAACCGAATGATATTGTCGCCTGCCGCTTTAACCTCAAGAGGGACCATCCCCTTGCGGATCGCTTGGCCGACATTTTCATCGGTGCCCATAGACAGATCCTTCAACATGGCCGCCCCGTATTCACGGCGTTCAAGTAGTTTGATAGTCATTCTAGTTCTCCTGAGTTAAGTTAAAGGCTTTAATTATTAGCTTCTCTTGAGCCTCGAAGCCTCGGATGTAAGCATGCTCCATTAGCCGCTTGTACGGCGCTTGCTCTCGCTCAAAATCCTTCTTCGAAGGTACGTCTATGCTAGCCCCTTCCGGAGCGATGACCGCTAGTATACTGCATCGACACTCAATGTCTTCCGCCGCTATTCCGAAGCCGCCCGGATACGCAGTCTGGAACCCCGCCCCAGAACGAAACTGGTTTGCTGTATCGACCACCTGACCGTTCATGACTTGATGGCTCTCTCGAGTATTGCTGTCGCCAACCGTTAGCCACTGCTTCTGCTTGATCCCCATCTGCTTCATGCCTGATAGAGAGCCGAAGTT